TCTTGATGTTTGGTCCAGTCCATATAACCCATTTGCCCAAAATGTATTAACTTGCCATCAGGTCGTAAAATCATATATTTTTTATCTTTTCTTGAAGATATATCTATTTTATATCCTAAATCCATAGCATGTTTAAAAACAATATCAGGATTAGATATTTTTTTTAATTCAATATATTTATTCATTATATTAGATTAATAAAAAATATTTTGCTAATGTATAGATGAGTAGATTTAACCAAAAACGGAATAATGTTGAACCCGACCAAATATATTTTGATGTAAATGTAACCAATTTTCAGTCAGCAACAAAAAAACCAGTAGCATTTACTTATAATGAATCACGAACCAATCCATTTATTAACAATCCAGAAGATTATTATTTAAGTATTTTAAGATTTACGATTGATTCTGGTACTATACCCGTTTTTATTCCAAGTATACAACCAGACCAAGCAGATAAAGATTTAACTATTTATTCGGTGTCCATGTCTTACTCGCCAACAGATTCATATCCAGCAGAGTATAATGTTCAAACTTTCGTTAAATGGATTCCAGAAGATTTATCTGTTCAAGCACCACTTGCACCAAGTCTCAATTTTAATAAACTTCAAAATAATACTACAGGATATTATAACTGTTATTCTTATACATGGTTAAGTTTTTTAATTACCAATGCTTTAGGTGAATGTTTTGAAGATTTAAAAACATTAGTCAATACAGCAATTCCAAACACAATACCAGCAACTGTTAGGCAACCTTTATTTGCATGGGACAGCACCAGTCAAAAGGCAATCGTATACGCAAATGCTGATTATTTCGATCTAAATTATATAGCAGGCATCAGTCCAGACTATCCAATTAATATATACATGAATGCACAACTCTACGGATTATTTAGCAGTTTTCCAACGAGATTTTTAGGATATGGTACAGACTTTGGAGAAGATGCCAGAATTCTATTATTAGATGTAGGCGGGACAAATATCCAACCATTAATACCGCCTCAAATTGCACCAGTTCCGCCAGCAACTTATGACAGTTATTTAGCAATTGCACTTTATCAGGAAACCTCAACAACCAGCAATATATCACCAATTACTGCCATTGTTTTTACTTCAAATACTTTACCATGTGAGAGTAATCAAGTCTCAACACCAATCGTATTAAGTGATAATGTAAGTTTAGTCCAATCTACCAATAACTCGGCAACAAGTCCAATTATTACAGATTTGGTAAGTGATTCAGGAATCTATACGCCAAATTTAGTATACACGCCAACCTCTCAATATCGGTTAATTACACTTTATGGCAATTCACCATTACATAATTTAGATTTACAAATATATTATAGATTAAGAGATTCTTCATTAATTCCTTTTACATTACAATCTGGGGGTTCGATCACTTGCAAATTAGCATTTTTAAAAAAATCGGCAAATAATACGAAGTTTTTTTAAATTTTTTATCTAACCATATAATATAATGTCCGTGGATTCCGCCTTTAAAACAGAATTAGTCAAAGATGCAACAATTGCCGATATTACGCCAGATCTTACTTATGCTGTAGTATCTGGCGCTTCGTCTACTACTTACCAGCAATTTACACCATCAAGCAATTCTAACTCGTCCTTAAATTGGTCGGTACAACTTCCAAGTGAATCTATTGTAATGGGTCGTGATGCCCTACTTTCTACTGATATGGTTATTACCGTAAACTGTGGTTCGGTGGCAAATGCTCAATACCAAGTTCCCATTGGTCAACCAGCATTCCAGTATGGCGTAGATTCAGCATTTGCACCATTTCCTTTTAGTCAATTAATTTCAACTGCTTCAGCACAGATTAATAACACTGCTGTTAGTGTCAATCTTCAGGATATTCTTCCTCAACTTTTAGCAATGAATGATAGAGAATTTCTTACCTCATGGAATGCTACAACCCCATCTCTTCCAGATGGTGATTATGGTTCGTATGCTGATGGTTTAGGCGCTAATAACAATCCTTTAGCAGGATATGGTAATGCTGGTTATGATAATCAGGTCCTACCTCGTGGCGCTTATCCCGTTAGTATGGCAGTTGTCCATAATATTACTGCAGGTGGTGTAGATACATCTCTTATTTCTACCGATCCAGCGGATACTTGGGTAATTACTCTTACTATTCGTGTAACTGAACCAATTTTCCTCTCGCCTTTTATGTGGAGTGATGCTCGTCGTAATGCACAGGGTCTCGTAGGTATTAATAACTTCAGTCTTACTCTTAACATGATTCCGCCAGCAGGCACTGTAAACGCTTCTGGTATTCCGCAGACTAAAATGTTTTGTTCTTCCTCGCCTTATATTACCAGTATTCAGGCAGGTTCTATTAATGGTGGTTCTATGTTTTCCTCGCCTCAATTATTTCTTCGTTTTCTTTCTACTCAACCAAGCGACCAACTTGAGAGTAAGAATGTAGTCCCATTTACTGATATTCCTCGTTATATCACGCCAGCATCTAATGCTGGACCGATTGCATCTGGCGCGACAACAACTATTACGACACAGAATGTTCAATTAAACCAGATTCCATCTAAATTTATGATTGTGGTTCGTAATCCTTATGGTTCGTCCAGCATCGCACAACCTTCAACCTTCCTCACGATTACCAGTGTCAGCATTAATCTTAACAATGCTTCGGGTCTTCTTTCTTCGGCAACACAATATGACCTCTGGAAATTATCTCGTAAAGCAGGTTCAAATCAGTCATGGTTACAGTTTAAGGGTTCGGCAAATCGTGCTGGTCTTAACTATGGCGCTGGTGGATATGGTTTAAGTGAAATACCTACTGGCGGTTCACTTTTAGTATTAGATCCCGCTGTCAGTCTCTCGCTTCCAGAATCGCTTTCTAATGGTTCACTTGGTTCTTACAACTTTCAGGCACAGATTACCGTCAAAAATCAATATGGTTATGCAATCTCGCCAGAAGTCGTTATTATGTGTGTAAATGATGGAATCATGGTCACCAACCAAGGTACAAGCACAACCTATACAGGTATTCTTACTCGGCAGATGGTAATGGACGCTAAAGAAATGAAAGCGATCCCTATGACTGAAGAAGTCCGTCTCGTTGGTGGACGATTTGGTGATATGGGTTTAGTAAGACACCCCCAGAATCGTATGCATTTAAGAAATGCAATGATGCATCTAAAACAGGCATCACCTCATGTTATGGCATCTGCTAAAAGTTTTAGTCATCTTCTTAAAAAATAAATAATAAAAATATTATATTTGTATAATAATATATGGTGAATCCTACTCTAACCTACGATAATGAATATAATCGTCGTTTAAAGGCAATCCTTGATAATTATGACGATATTCAGGCAAGTTCTAATCCGCCAACTATGGTCGTCGGTGGTATGAAACAAAGAAAATATATCAATTCAGGAAATACGCCATACGATGGACGAGAAGGAACGGCACATTTTAGCGGTTCACTTTACGGTGGTTATTGTGGTGAGTGTGAAATGTGTGGTTCGGCAATGTCAGGCGGTCAGGTAAGCGGTGGTAAAGTCAATCGTCTTAAAAAAGCGAAAAAATGGACCGCTTTTGCCGTAGACACAGCAAAGCAAGGCATCGATCTATTTAAAAAGTTTAAGGGCGGAGCAAGAAGTGGAGGACAGGTAAGCGGTGGAGCAATTTCTGGAGGAAAAGTCAATCGTCTAAAGAAAGCGAAAAAATGGACTGCTTTTGCCGTAGACACCGCAAAACAAGGATTAGATTTATTTAAAAAGTTTAAGGGTGGAGCAAGAAGTGGAGGCATGGAAGCAATTCAGGATAGTTCTTACATGAGAAAACCAAAATCTGCAAAAGCAACAGGATACGGTCGTCCTGCTAATCCTTGGATTCAGCATGTAAAAGCATATCAGGCACAGCATGGCGTATCTTACAAAGAAGCAATGAAACTCGCAAAAGCATCTTATCGTTAAGTTTTTTAAAGTAGTATACCAATTAAAAAAATATTGGTATATTATAATGTTTCATTATGTAGATTTTGGAGAAGAAAACAGATCGAAGAAGAAGATAATAAAAAATCTTAAAACTGATTCACAAATAGATCGCGGTGTTGGTTTAACAAAAATACAGGCAAATAGTGTTGAAAATCTTTTAAAATCATGTGAAGATATAGAAACACAGGCAACTATTGTTTTAAAATCATTAGACCAAAGTATACTAAAAAATACATATTTTGCACAAGAAGGAATCCATCGTTTATATGTTGTCATTCGTCAAGGTATAAAAGCATTAACACAAACAGTATTTAGAAATTTACCAAAAACAGATATTCAAAATTTAACAGATTATAAAAAATCATTAGAAGATTTATATGAAGCATTAGATGAACGATTCCAAGAAGTAAATGAGCGTATTTTTGGAAATGAACCATTAAAAGGACGAACACCAGAACAATATAGACGAGACACAGGACAAGAATATAGACCGCCAGTACCAGCATCAAATTTACGAAAAGCATTATTAAAAAAACAACAAGAAGAAATAAGAACAAATACTTCTTTAGCACAACAAAGACGATATTTACAAAACTTACAAGCACAAAAAACAGAATTAGAACAACGATTAGAAACAGTAGATGATGATATGCAAGAAATAAGTGATTTTTTAGACCGAAAACGAGCAGATTTACAATATAGAGCGGATACTTTTCAAAGACAACAGGCACAAATAGATTCAGGCACTTTATCACCGAAAGATTTTGAAACAATGCTAAAAAAACAAGATGGATTAAATAGAGCATTAAACAAAATACAGGAAGAAATAGGTCAAGCAATAGAACAATACCAAAATTTAGAAATGGATAAACAAGCATTGCCAACTCGTATACAACAATTAGAATTAGAAATACAAAGAATGGGTGAAGTTCCAGAAAATGTAATAGAAACAGAACCACTTACAGATAAAGAATATAAACAACAACTCTTATTAGAAGAAAAATCAATGATAGGACAAAAAGATTATGAATTAGTCATGAAAGAGTTTAAAATATTTATCAATAGTTTAAATGATGGTTTAATTCGTTTTACATCTGGTATTTCTGGTAAATTAAATAAATCTCAAATAACACAATTTAGAACACCAGTTGATATAGCAGTTTCTAAATTAGAAGGTGGTAATTTTAAAGGACATTCTGGATATGATCACAAACGATTTCTATAAAAATAAATCAAAAATAAATAAATAATTAATTAATAATTTAATTTTATTCCATATCTTTAATTAAAAATGCTGATTTTTCAGTAATAATACATCGTGGATAAGAACGAATAAATGTTGCCCATCTACTAT